GTAGCCTGTTATATTGTAGTGTACGCCTGCTGTTTTTACAACACCATCTACATCTACGTGTACGTCAGTTTGTTGTATAGAAGGGAAAGAAAACGACTTAGTAGCGTTCCCATCCCCAGTATAATCTATGAATGTTGTTGCCATTTATTTATACATGTTAATCATGTTTTGTAAGTATAGTTGGGTGTTGGTTGCTTTTTTTTGTAGTCGTTTTTGTTTCTTTTGTAGCTCTTCTTGTTTTAAGATTTGTACGTCTTGATTATCTCTAACATTAGCCCAAGCTAGCTTAGATTCTTTCTCCATCAAAGCATTTATAATTCTATTATGAGCAAAGTCCATTGGTTCAAAGTCTCCTCTGTTACCACTATTGATCTCATAATACATATCTTCTATTGATTGTTTTATGTCATCTCTTTTAGCTAGTCTAGCTAGTTTTGCTTCTAGATTACGTAAACCAAGTTGCCTTGCATACTCAGCTCTTATTCTAGGTTCATCAGTTAAATCATCACCCTCTGGAGAGAACATAATAGACTGACGTAAGTCGTACTTCGAGTCAAGCATAAGCTGCTTACCCGGGGTCATAGTTAAGTTCATTTGTATAGGACTAAACGCATTATATGCTCTAGTCATAAAGTCATAAGGGTTAACTGGTTGATTAGGTATAAACATGTCATACTTGATTGGTAACGCATTTTTACCAGCTAATTTTTCTGACAATAGGTTACGGTTTCTAATACTATCAGGTATACCAGAACCTAGCTCTCTCATGTATGGTTCAAATAAAATACCTAGCTCCTTACGTAAACCTCCAAGAGGTATTGTATTGTTAGCAATGTTAGCTACAATCGACGCACCTTGGCCGGGTTTTGCACCTACTAGATCTACAAATGACTGTAGTCCAGCAAGATATGATTTACTTGTTACACCTTGAGCTAGTAGTAGTGACACCTTCATTAAGTTATCTTCTGTCCACTGTTCACCCATTAGTTGACTTGCATCACCTATATCGGCAATCATGTCAAAAATAGGGCCAAATGGTTCAAAAGATCTATGACTTATACGTATACCATCTTCTGGACTACCTATAATAAATGTGTTAGGCTGCCAGCCAGCATCCTTCCATACTTGTCTCATTTGTCTATCGACTGGGCCATTGCCAGTTAATCTACCTTGTAACCAAGCTTGAGATGCCATAAAGACCAAGGATGATCCTATTGCTAATCTACCATTCTGTATAGCCTTAGCATTAGCTAGCTGCTCTGGTGTAGAGATACCATACTTAGTTGCAAGTTCTGATAAGTCGTCACCAATCTTAGTAAAGGCTATGTCGTTAAACTCTTTGACAAGAAAGTTAAAACCGGGGGTGTACTTTGCTGTAAGTTTTAGACCGTTTACACCTGTACGAGCAAACAAAAAGAATGGTTTTACCCAAGGTGTAGCTTGGAATACAGAGTTTAGGTTTGCAGAAAATCCTTTAAGATCTTGTGTAAGTGTAACCTCTTGTTTAGCAAACTTTGTAGCATCATCTAAAATATTACCATCAGCATCAAAGATGTCACGATAAAAATAATCTTCGTAATCTTTTATTAACTTAGGAGTTATTTCAGTAACATTTTTAATCTGTCCCTCGTCTATTTGTCTAAATGCAGAGTCAAGTGCCTTTTCTCTCATTCTAGCACGACCTAGTATATACCCAAAGGCATCATCGGTCGCAGCCATAATTTTAGTAGAGTAAGTCAAGAAGTTTTTGTCATTCATAGTTCTAGCTAAATTTGCTAGACGAAATGCAGCTTTATCACCAGCTGTTGCACGACCACTATCTTCTGCCCATCTACGTATAATTTCCCAGTTATCATCGCCTCTAGTATACTCTGAAAAACGAGTTGATACTGTTGATAACTCACCTGACCAGTATGAATCTAGTTTACTTCTAAACAACGCAAAAGATTCTGGTATAGATTCAGCCATAGCATTTAAAGATGCTAGACCACGACGAACTGTACGTATGTCACCAGTAAAAGGTAAAGCTAATGTAGCTCCTATAACTTGTGCCATAGGACGTAAGAATGTTGCAGTGGCTGTACCCATGATTGCTCGAACTGGTGTTTTAGGGCCAGATAAAATACTGTGTACCATCACACCTTGTAGTTCTCTGACTACCGCACCAACCTGTGGCTTACCTTCTATCTCTCCACCTTTTATCATTTTACGTGCAAACGCATCAAAGTCATCTAAGCTATTTACAGTTTTCATTGATGAAAATGCTTCAAACAATGCCATAAGCAAGTTTGTATCGTTTGATTTGTCAGCAATGTTTAGAATACTTTGTATAGACTCACGAGTGTCTACCATTTCTTGAGTAAGAGTCTTTTCAAGATATGCTCGTTTACCAGCACCTAGTTGCCTAAAGTTTTGTGATTTAATAATACGAGCACGTTTAGCTTCTGTTAAAGCCATAAACATAGTATCTCGTATTTTACTTAGTGGGCCGTCGACATCTGCTATATTTACAAAGTCTTTTAGTTCTCTACCAGCAATACCTAAGTCACGTACTTGTTGTAAAAGTGTACCAACAACCATGTCAGTAACAACAACATACTTACTTGTTATTGTTTCAACACTATCTACAAGGTTGCCATCTATATCTGTAATAGAATAAGCGTCAGTATTTTCTAGTATTTCTTCTAGATACTCTTTAGGTGACATTTCAGCTGCATTTCTACCCTGTGTTATGCGTTGATGTGCAGCGATAGCATCACCAAATGTCTCTACAAGTGTTTGCCTAGACTTCTTTGCTGACTCTATTAACTCTTTATATTTATTATTACTATATAATTTACGTAATACTTCATCGACAACCTTTTCGCTAAGTCCAGATTCTCTAGCTCCACGCTCTAGTTGTACTGGTGTTACTACGTTACCGGCTGCACCATCTCTAGAACCCCAGTCTTTATTGATTCTTTGCTGGTTTTCCCAGACAATAAATGGGTCATCTTGAGATAATACTGCTCCCTGATGTGGAGCTGCAATAGGTCTGTTTTTAGCAGCACGAAACTCACTTTCGCCTTCTCGTAGTTCTTGTAAACCTTTTGCAAGTGTTGAGTCTTCTATGTTCTTGTTTCTAGCTTTTGCCTCTTCTATCTTTACATCTACACCTTTCTTAGCTTTACCTAACGCCATGCCTACACCGTCAAAAATTAGACCTATGCCCATACCTTCTACGATGTTTTTTAGTTTCATCATCATAGGATGGTCGTCTTCTCTTGTACTTATAGGTGTATCCATCCAGCCATAGTGATCTCGTAAAGATCCTAGAGCGTTCATTTCATCAGATTCTTGTGATACTAAGTCTGATACAGCACCAAATCCAGCAGCACGTACTAGACTATTGGCCTTGAGTAAGCCGCTAGCACCACCAGCTAGTAAAGGTATACCAGAAGCTGCTAAACCTTTTGCAGCTAGTACAGTACCAGCAGTCAAAGTACCAAAGTGTACAGCACCTCTTAGTAGTTTACCCCACCATGTTTTGGTAACAATAGGGTTGGAGTATGATTGCATAGGATCCCAGTCTGGGGTATATCTACCCTTTTCTTCACGTTCCTTCTGCATTTCTCCAGAAAGTGCATCAACTGTTCTTTCACCAAATGTGGCTACAGAGGATATAGTATCTTGTATACCTCCAGTAAGAATTGATTGACCTTCTTTTATAAGACCTTTCATGCCCCAGTTTTCAGCATTTCTAGGATCAGCTATTTCCTCAGCTGCTTGCTCATTTTCTTGAGCTATAGCTTTTTCTTGTGCTTCTCTTTGCTCTGCCTGACGCTGGTCTTCTTCTGCGGATCTCATGCCTTCTTCAAAGGACAATGATTCCTGTTCGTTTATTTCGTATTCATTCATTAATCATCATCCGTGTCTATGGCACTTATAAATTTAATTAGGCCAGTTGGCATCACATTTGGACTGTTAAATCCTGTAAACTGTGACTCTTTAAAAATTTCTTCATTAACTTCAAAGGTATCGAAATCTAACTTTAGTAAGCTAGTATGCTCACCTTCAGTGCTATTATATAAATTTAGTATTGAAGCTCTTTCTTTAATTAAATGGTGCATCATATAGTCTTGAACTTTAGGTGTCATTACTAAATCTTTTGGTAGATTTAAAGTTTCACGTAAATGAGTAAAGTCTTTATATGACAGCTGGTACTTACCTAGTTTTACTTCACGATCTACAAATCTTCCAGTTCTGTTGTACTGAACAGGAACTGTATTGAATAAAGGCATACCTTCATAGTCAGTTCCTATATAACTACTCTTACCACTATAAACAGCATCTACTTCGTCTATAGTCATTTCAGAAAACTTTTTAGCTATTGGTGTACCACGTTTAAAAAAGTTTCCTCCTTCTGTACCAGTAATAATACTAGGTAATTGAAGCCCATCAATAGTTGTAATATCATCATAGTCACCTTTTGCATAGATATCATTAAAGGCTTTAGCATCACCAAAATTAAATTCATTGATAAGAGCTTGAGCTGTTGATGAAGGGGTATTTTGATAAAGTAAATTCTGTGAAAATATATTTAAACTTTTTTCTGGTATGTCACTCTCGTACGTAATAATCTTACCATCAGCATTATTGTTTAGACCCAAAGCAGTCATCCTTTCACGCATAACTTCAAAAGCGTTTTTGTTTTTAAAAAACTTAGATAATCCTACATAGTATGCCGGTATTTCACCAGTTTTTTCGTAGTTCATAGCTGCTTGGCTAGCAGAATCTTCTCCGGGGAGGTATTGATCGGAGTTCATAAGTGCGTTAACATCACCGTTAGAAAACATCTTACCTACTTTTTTTATACCATCTGTGCTAGTTTTAGATGGGTCATCATCAAACTTTTTAGTTGCATTAAAGTATGTTGTTCTACCACTACCATCATCTGGTTTACCTTGTGCAAATACTTTTCTAACTTCATTTAAAGCATACTCGTGTGCTTCATCTTTGCTTTCTTTTCTTTTTATAGCTTCTTGAAACTTTCGAGTATATAACTTATTAGCATTTGTTTCAGCGTCATCATAGCCTACTTTAGTATTCATACCTTGCACAGAAAATGCTTCTCTTAATAACTCTTTGATTTGGTTATCTTTTGAGGCTTTCTGCTCTTTAGTTGGGATGCCTTTAGCAAGTGCTTCATCAACCTTTGTTTTAGTATCGTCTCTGATATTTTTCTTTTGTATCTGTGAGATTAAAACATATACATCTGATCCATCATTTACACCATCTTCTACATCTCTAAGTATAGCATCTCGTAAATCATAATCACTACGGTCAGACGATATACGTAAGTTTTTTAACTCAGTAAATATAGGATCAGTGATGGCTGTACCTGTTTCACCAGAGATAGTTTCTATTTGTTTATCTATCCATTCTGGTGTAATATACTCCCCATCTTCAGACATCTTTTTCATGTCTGTTTTAACACCCTCGATTGCATCAAAAGTAGCAGAAACTTTTTCAGCTTGCTTACCTTTTATGTACTCAGTTTTCATCTTACGCTCAGTAGCCAGCAACTGCTTAACTAAAGTTCTAGAACCAGTTGTGTTCATAGTTTCTAGAGTTACTGTTCCACCACCGTTTAGTTTGAATGGTGTGTTACGTAAAGTATTCAGATCTTTATGATCTAACATATTATTTTTAGCACCTAGTTCAATAAGTTTACCTAGCTCTCTAAAAGCATGATCCATATTCTTTTTACCAGTACCATCACTATATGCTAGCTTGGTTAGAAATCCAGAATTTTTAATCTTAGGATCACCAAAGAAAAACTCACTAATAACTTCTTGATCTCCTGAGTTTAGTACAGCTTCAATCTGTTCTACTTTTATTGTCTGAGTTTCAGCTATCTTTTCTTCTAGTAATCTAGAGGACAGAGTATTAGCAATAGCTCTATGACGGTTATCTGTGTTCTTGTAGAACTGACGTAAGGTTTTACCTTTTAACTTTTGACGTACACCTAAAGTAGTAAATAAACTCTTTGCCCACCAGTCTGCCATTTTTTGTGCAAGTGCTGGGTTAGTTTTATATACATCAATAAATGTTTTACCATCTGCACCTTCAAAGACACCAGCTGGAAACTCAGTTGTATATAGCTTGGGTAAAACGTTATCTACTATATTCTGTGCTTCGTACTGACTTTTAACTTGGAACTGATCGTAGCTTGGTGTATTCTGTAAGGTAAGATCTTCTATAGCTCTCTCATTATTTTCTGTGCTCGCTGTTTGTACGGCTGCACTTGTAGATTGAGAAGTTACAATCTCACCTTGTATGTCACTATTTGTAGCTTCTTGCTTTATTTCTAAAGCTTTAGTTTCTTCTTGTGAAGGCTTTACAGCTGATGTTTGACCAAAGGTTGGATCAAGCACTTTTGCTACAGTTTCTCTACCTACAGTTTTTGTTTGATCTCCCTCTTCGCTTCGTTTAGATTTATCGTATTCTCTGTTAGCGTTGAACTCATCTAGCTGTTGTTTAAATGAACCAGCTTGTTTTACTAACTCACCAAACTTTTGTGCATTTCTACTACGTTGATCTGCTAAAGCTATAGCATCTTTTTTAGCTCTTTCAAAGTGCTCTGCATAGACCTTGTCCATAGTTTCAATGTTTGCATTAGTAGCATCTGCAAACTGATTTTTCATTTCTATGAAGTTGGTGTCAGAGGTATCCATATAGTTCTGCTGCATTATGCAACCTCCTTAAAGTCAACATCTATCTGACTGTAGTCTACGGCATAGTAACCAGTATTTAATTTTACTACAGCTTTTGGTTTCTTAGTTAAAACTTCTTGTGCAGTAACACCTACAAATTCTCTATCATCATCATGATATTTAAATCTGTATATATTATGACCTTCTAAGGATTTACCTAGTAATTTCATATCTCTTTTTAATCTGTAATCGCTAGGAAATAGTGCCATTACACCACTAGCAATATTCATACCCATACTAAGACTGTTCATAAACTGACCAGCTCTATCTTTTGGAGGTAGCATAGTTGGAGGGCCAAACTGTGGGCCAAAACCTAGTTGTTTTTTATTCTGTGCTAACATCGCTTGGGTTCTGCGATCTAAACCAGTTTCAAACATGGCTTCACCTTTTGTTGACAGTTGGTACATCTGTCTATCTACTTTAGCTACTCCTTGCAACCACTTGGCACGAGAGCTTTTTCCAGCTCTATTCGATCTCCCACCTTCATCTACAAAAGATTTGGAGAACATTTGTTTTGCTAAATTTTCTTTTTGTAATAGACCTTCGCCTTGTTTATCTAAAACAAAAGTTTGAAAGTCTGATCTGGAACGGGAAGCACCAAGTCCAAGAATCTTAGAAAAGTTATCTTTAAAATCGGTTTCTTTGTTCCATTGCTTAATGGAATCAGAATAGAATTTTTGATGTCTTTTTTTGTTCTCTTCTCTTGCTGCTTGTCTTCTTCCTTCGTTAGGATCTGGGGCTAAACACACGGCAAAATTCAATAAAATGTATGTTGTTTGGGCCATGTTCAAACTTACGTAAAAACTTGAACCCTAAAAATTTAAGTAGTTTTAAGTGTACAGTATTTCTGCTATCTACAATATTCCATAATAATTTTTCTGTTCGACCATCAATGTAGCGTTTCGCTTCTCTTGCAAAAGTTATGGGATATTCATGAATAGCTGGTGTACACAACATCCAGACCTCTCCTTGTGGCCCTACTCCGGCCATGCCAGCAGTCTTGCCGTTAGGCACTGTGAAATACACGTAGGATGGATTCTGAGCGATCATAGAGGGAAGGGTAGACGCTTCTACCCCGTGACCCTCTTCGACCTCTCTGCGGTCATCTGGACGTAAATTAGAGGCTACTTCAGTTGCAGCCTCGAGTGTAATCGGGTGAATGTATTTAGACACGTTTATAAAATCTAGGTGAATAATCACCCTCCCAAGACATAGCACGTAGCGTAGCTGGGGCTGGGTGTGTTGATTTAAGTGTTATATCTACGTTGGTATTCTTTTCGTAGACTGGGATAGTTTTGATAAACTCTTCGAGATATGGTGCATCAGATGCGTCGTACTCGTCAAGTTCTGTGGATTCGTATACTTCTGTGTAGTTAGATTTTCCAACTCGTTCAAGTGTTGTTTCATAAAGACCTATCTTACCAAAGTGAAATTTTAATCTGTGTAATACCAACGATGAGTTTACATCTGAAGAAACATTTTGGCCTGCTTGTCTAGTGACATACAAGGTTGGAAACTTTACTTCATAATCATATATGTAACCTACGTAGTATGAATCTGTCCATTTTCCCGGCACTGTAAGTGTAGTACCGTTGATAGTAGGTTTTGCATATCTACCTACACGTTCAGAGTTTGTGTTGGTATCTATAATAGCTAGTGTATAATTTGGAGTTGTAACTGAACTTAACCAACCCACATTACTGAAGGTTGTGGTGTTGCCAACTGGGTCATGGCTACCACCGTTAAGAATAGTATTATTATCCAAATGTAATAAGAAGTCGACATTGTCTTGTATAATAGCGGGATCTGATTCTGTTTGTACTAATCTTAAACTTTGTAAAAAATTATCTGAGTCTAAGAAATAGTATTCGTCATTTACTATAAAATGGTATCGTAATGGATTGTTAAATTTCCATTGAAACCACGCAGATTGTTGACGTTTATCTGCTACGTTTAGATATCTAAAACCTTGTACGGTATCTGACCCATCTTTACCAAAAAGAACTATACCATTCTCTCTAGAGTTAGTAAGTAAGTTCAAACTTTTAGGTAATAGAGTAGGTATAACTTTACTTGCTTCAACCACATTAGGCTCACCCTCTCTACTTACGTTAGCCATTTCACTAAAACGACTAAACTTACCTGAGTTATCTACAAATCCTATGGTAGTTCCGAGTGATATAGGTGCAATATCTTTATTATAATTAAAAGTTGATATGCTTCTAAGTTTAGCTGTATCGGGGTTTAGTATTGTATCGTCAGATGATAATAAAAACTGTTGGTTTGTACTAAATACTACAAGACCTGTGTTGATATCTAGACCATCAAATAGTTCAGATGGGAACGTAGACGAGCAAGCTATATCTATAGGGTCGTTAGCACTAACTGTTAAGGCAGTTTCTGAGAAGAAATCAGGTGCTCCTAGCGTGCCCGGGCGGCATAATATTACGTTTTCACCAGCTAAAAATGCTATTCTGTTTCTAAAGAATAATACTTTATTTATTCGTTTACCTACAAACGATGGCATAGGGTTTGTGTTTTCATCACCTACAGCACGGTCAGCATATGTAAACTGTTTGATAGTAAATGTAGCTATTTCTGTAGATGTACCGGGGTTTGACAATACTGTTCTTTGTATAACTAATGGCATATTAGTCAAGCTTTTAGTTATACCCGGCTTTGCACATTCTACAAAAGCTCCAGTACCATCTTTACCATTTTGACCTTCAAATTTTAAAAAGTAGTCATCTTCATCAGACACACGGGCGTTAGCTATTTTTACTATATAACCATTTTTACATTGTTTAGGTAATAGTGAAACATCATTTACCTGAGTCTGCATAGATCGCATTAGATCATCTTCAACAATCTCTACGTTAAAGCTGCTGCTGCTAGAAAGATACATACCATTACCTATAATACTAGCGTTAATACCTGTTCCAGCTAACTCAGCTACTATACCACCTAGTACTTCATCAGATGTAACGGCTGTATCGGCATCGAATGGTGTAGGTTCTGGACGTACAGCTTTAATATTAGCTTTGATTGGAATAGCTATATGCTCTTCAACTCTTATAGTATATGTAGCTGGTGACTCTCCTTTAGTAGAATTACCACTAACTACACTACCAGTTATTGTTCTACCTTTAGCTTGATCCATTGTTACGACGACCTCATCGCCTGTAACCCAGCCTTCACCACCATGTAATAATGTAATATTTCTATTATATGCACAGGCAAAGTCATCAGCACTATCTCCGTCACCACCTATACTACCCTGTTGACCTAAGATATTCAGTTTAAATATAAGATTATTCTTACCAGATGTGATATTATTACCGGCAGAGTCTTGTACTGACTCAATATTAGTACCAGTATAACTACTAGCAGCAGTTACTGCAAAAGTTTGAACACCGATACCACGACACTGACCAGTACCAGCACTTTCATCTAGTGTATCGCTGATAATTCTAACTCTAGTAGCTCTATTTATGGTAGTAGTGGTACTATCATTGTAAATATTTAATCCATACTGCCTACCGTTTTCAGTACGTGTGATCTCTATAAATGCAAAGTGTGCATCAGGATTAGACTCAGTAGTACCAGTCTCTCCTATTAAAGTATTAGAATTATTAGGATCACGACTTGAAACAAAAGTAGTATCATTGATAGTAAGGAATTGTAGATTTTCTGAATTGCCAGTAGCTAGATAGTTTTGTATTGTTGTTTTATCTACAGAAGTTGCTTCTATAAATAACCAGTTATTAGTTGTACCTGAGCTATGGGATGGTGCACTACCACCACTGCTTATCGTAGCTTGAGCTTCGTACACTTTATCGTTAGCTTCAACTCTCTGTCCAGAAGTATAATTCTTTGTACTATCCCACTCTGGGTCTGGCCCGTATAGTATAGTTTGCTCTGCACCGGCGTTATCACCGTCAGCCTTCCACATTCTAAGTGTACCATCAGGTGCTACCTGTCCTATATAAGTACCTTCTTCTTCATCTCTATGATAATGAAACCACGAACCACCAGTTTGTACGTTAGGTAGAGGTGTAGTGCCGACTCTTGCTGCGCCCGGTCTTTTATATAGTCCACGTGTAATGTCAGGTATAGCGTTTACAACGTTTTCTACTTGACCGGGAAATTTTAGCTGGTCTGGCTGTTCTGATATGCCACCAGTAAAGCTAGGAATGGTTTGTGTTATGCTTGCCATTATCTCCTTAGATTTTTAAATGGTTGATAAGTTTGGTATGTAGTGTTATCTTCAAATCCTAACATACTGTGATCTGCTTGATTACATTCATACTCCATAAGTGCTGCTCGTGCCAAAGATTCTTGACCCTGTAGCAGTTGGGCTAGATTTGGGTTAGCAACTAATTGTGTTGCTGCTTGTCTTGATGCTCTGTATGTAATATATCTTCTGAAAGGTGAGGGTAGATCTTCAAAATTATATAGACGTACGATGTCTAGATCTAGGTCGGATGTGAATACATCTGTATGATCTATCTTGTCATACAAAAATCCATTACGACGTACTAGATCCATAGTACGCTTATTGTAGTTATCATGTAAATCCATAGAAACTATGTCGTTACCAATAGCTATTCTGCCATTAGCATCTATTGCAAACTTTACATGCTTTTCTGTATTGAAGTGCCAGCCTTCTGACTGTGTATCTACGTTTGCATCACGTAGTAAATTAAATATAAAAGCTACCTCTGGGTTATCAAAATTTAGAGTTGTCAAAGGTGCTTGTCCGATAGCCCCCAGTATTGAGTTAACTGCGGATAGTTCGGTATCGAGGTCAATAGTTGTGGATGCCATAAGAAAAAAGGGGAGCCGAAGCTCCCGTATAAAAATAAATTAACCAAATGCTGTTGGTGCAGTTCCTGTTCCAGCGAACAGTTCTACAGCAGCAGCTGGGTTTAAGAAGTCTGCTCCCATAGCAAGTCTTCCGAGGATTACATCACCTTGGTAAACCACTGAGATGTCTCCACTTGTTACTTGAACTTGTGGGCCGATTGCTTCAACGCAAGCAGCAGCTTCTTTCTGGAAGATAAGTCCACATGAGTTGTTGAACTTAGCTTCTTGTCCGTAGTCGTTTACGGTAACGTTATGATCGTCACCCATTGCTTCGCCTACGAATGAGCCTGTGTTTCCGGGGTCTGTTATACCGGGAGCTGTAGCAGATTCAGCACCATACTTAGTACCAAACTTGCCAAAGAAAGGAATGTTCATTGACTTGTAGATGGTAATACCAGCTATTTCAATGATTCCGTTACCAGACTGTAACGCATCTCCTCTCTCGTTACGGTTGATAAGACCGTTAGACTCAACGCCCTGTATCAATTCGTAGTACTGTCTTGGGTTAAGAACAGCTACTCTACCTTCACCAGATACACCCTTCTCGTCTAATGCAGCAGCTGCATCATAGAAAGCGTTGATTAGTGAAGAAGCAACATAAGCGTCAGCACCAGAGTTGTTTGATCCTACTCTGATCTGTGTACCACCGGGCTCAACAAAGCCTGTCTTTGTGATTGGACTAGCCTTTCTAGCTGCCTTGGTGATCGCTCTGAAGATCTTTCTGTCATACTTCTCTGCAAGAGCATAACCGATCTTTCTTGAAATTTCACCCCTCAAATCGTAGTGAGCAAGTGTTTCATCAAGTTCATATACAAACGCTGAACTAATTAATAGGTCATCGACTGTAATTGTTTTTTCAGCTACTGGAGGTGCTCCATCAGAGTTACCTAGTATGCTGTTGCCGGGTGTATGGTACTCGGCTGTTGTTCTACCTGTGTAGATGAACTGAAGACTTCTTCCGTTGGTAAGTGTTCTCTTCATTACAAGGTCACGTGCTATCGTGTTCCTTTGGAAGCCTTTGAACATTTCCCCGGAAAACAATTTAAGGTATAGTGCCCTCTTGTCTCCAGAACCGTTTGACTGACCTAACTGCGTTAAAGAAGTTGTCAGTGTGCTATTTTGTTGTGCCATTTCTAAGAATGATATTGATTTACTTTCTCAGATCTGAAATTTTTTTGGCCATTTTTTTTGTGGTCTATCCCACCGTCTAGACGGCTCAAGGTATCCAGCGTACTGGGCTCTCGCCAATAGAGATGGGAGGACTTGAACCTCCCTGTACGGCCTTAACCGATTACTCTTGTGTACTTAATGCCACGATATACGTAGGTTACAGTCATTGTACTCTCCATATACCAAGCCCCGTTCCATGCTTGGGTGTCATGCGTCCCGTAAGGGATGAACGGACGGCAAGTTACTTCTTGCGTCGTTTGTGGTTGTAGTTTATACGGCGACTACTTGTCTTAGTTCGATTGAACTTGGCCTTCTCGCCTTTAGACATCTCACCTGTAGTCTTAGGTGTTTTAGATGACACACGTCTAGATGGTCTGCAAGCTGGGTAGCCTTTACGCTTCTCACCTTTCTGTCTGCCACAGGGCTTACCAGTTTTGGTGTCA